GACCTTTAAAGGTGTCATCCGGTAAACAAGAAAGGAGTTCCTTACGAAACAACTTACCTAACCCAGCCGGCAATCGATCATTAAACGCATCGTTTTTCTTCTTCTTAGAAGGATTGCGTTGTCTCAAAGTCGATTTTGTCATGGTTATTTCCTTTTAAAAGTGAAATAATCCCCGTAATGGGGTGCGTTACACTGGTAGCATGATGACGCCATACTTCGAGAGAAGTAGGATTGCATCTGCAACATTAGCTTCGCCTAACACAAGTGTTAGGACAAGCAATATCAGTGCGGCCAAAGCGGCCTTGGTGGAGAGACCCCACCGCTGAATGAAACGAGAAAGAAACTTCACGTTAGTACACATTCGCCCGTTGCGTAAACACAGCACTTAGAAGTGCCTGTTCTGCAGCGAGAGAAGCGTGCGCTAATGCGAATAATTCAATCATTTCCTCTTCAGTAGCATCTGGTGCAAAGGAGGCCTCATGTTTATAATGAGACTTCCGCACCACAAGCTTAACGCCCGTGTCAGTGTCTGTAGACACAACCGGAATTACGATCCGTTCTGCTACCTTATGGTAGCCGGCAGGTGTCGTGCGAGCGGAGACAGACAGTAGCTTATCACTAAGCGAGGTTTCACCCGCGTTGCGAAAGTACGATACGTCGCCAACCTGATTGACTGGTACAAATTGTACGTCAACAGGAGTTGAACCACCCGTGTTTAGGGTGATAGCTTCGATTGCAGGCATTCTACAATCCTTTCTAGTGGTAACAAACCACAGAATGTGTTAAAGTGAAGGAGAATCCTTCACGATTGAGAGTGACCTCAGAAGCACCTATCCACTTATCATCACAGAATCGTGATGCGTGGGATAAATGTTCGATTGCCCGTCAATGACGGGCAGTTACCTTTTACGATTATTCGTATCCAGGTAGATATGGGAGCCTGAAGGCTCGCCAAAAGGGTCATGAGTGACCTACTGGTAATTGCATAATAACCGCAATTAATATTTACCGAAACTGACCAAAAGTGTCACAATGGACTCGACTTTTGATAAATTAAGATCCGGATTCCAGTAAGGAACCGGTGGAGGTGGGAATGGTAAGAACTGACGTTCAAAACACACCAGACTCTCTCTATGACTGTATTTAAAGTCATGAAGCCAACCAGCAGCACCAGCGCCATATTGGCGTCGGTACTTACCCGAGCAGAAAGGCTCAGATATCGGTGACTTCCCAGAGAGTTCACTCTCCCACTCAACGTACTTCGTATAGTAACCATCGCGAAATTCGTACCCAATGTGGGTCGAAATGCCGCTGAGGAAATTACCAATCGGAATAAACCAATTGATAACGAAGGACAGTGGGAATAACTCCCACGCTAGAGCAGCGGGGTTTGTTAACCCATGGCTGCCTAGTTGAGCAAGTGCCTCGTTTGTCACATAGGCCTTAATTCCGGCTTTTGCGACATATTTCCCTTTACCAGTACGGGAGAAGATTTTCATCCCATCAGAGAAAGTCTCTGAAAGATCAAACGGCTGCTCTTTACGCACTGTAATAGGTAGTGAAATAGGCTGTTTAAAACCATTTTCCACAGCGTTTGCTAATTCATATATGTCATTCATTAAGGGTTTCCACCCATATTGAATTTCAAGAATTAACGACGCCCCATCTCGAAAGGGTGTTGGCTTAGCCTTACGGCTTACTGTCTTCAGATTACCCACTACATCTTCACTTATTGCTTCAAGAGATTCCTTTAGGAACCCTTTCCGAAATAAGTAGATTGAACGGGCGAGTCTTCGACAAACCAACAATAGTAGCGCTACAGTCTCGGGCAGTTCGCCCATAGTCTGTGATAGCGCCCAACCGTTTTGTTGCACCAGTTTATTTAACGAATCCATCACCTGTGCCTCCAACGTTGGAGGAATAGCAGGAATAATGGAATACGGTAATAACAGGTGAGTACCAAACCCCCTTCCCAGTAAGTAAACTGGGGGGTAGTTTGTGGTCTTCGTAACCGAATTATGTGCTAAATGTTGGCAGGAGTTATCATACCCCCACCGATAATACACATCATCCGTATTGTTCGAAGAATCCATTTCGTACTTGAACGTCTTGTATGACGTCGGAGCATGATACCCTCCACCCGGGTAGGGCAAAGTGGAAATCGCATCATCACGATAACGATATCGCGTAATCGCCCAGTTATTCCCGTCTCGCCAGTTTTGAACAGTGCCTTTTACAAGGTCATATGTCTTATTGGTTGAACGGTAATGTTTGGTTGAATTAACGATATCACGTGTCATGATTGCTCCTGTCAACTTAGGTTGATAG